TTTGATTCGCTTAGTAACAGAAGTATCAGTGAACTGTGCTTCTTCTTCATCAATTTTCTTTTTTTCGTCATAAAGCATTTTGATTAAATAAGTTGTAGATAAGATTGCGATTGTTCCTAAAAAGATTAACATAGTTTAGTTTTTAGAGATTAAATAATTTTGCAAAGAATCTAAAATTAATATTTTTTCATCTGCTGTAGCTGAAGATTCTCTGATAGATTGTAGGAGTATTTCCCAGGCTGTTTGTTGTGACATGATTTTGATTTTTAGTTTTGATTAATTGTGAAAGATAATGTAGTAAATGTGAGAAAGTGCAATTAATGATCCTACTAAAATTGATAGGATAATAAGTAAGGCAATTTTGAATTTGATTTTTTTCATGTTGTTTGATTTTGATTTAAAAAATTGTGCGTTGATTAGTCGCACCCCTACGTCTTTGGTGTTATGTTGTTTCTGAGTGCTAAATTATATACTTTAGAGTTCTAAAACAAATATTTTTGAAACTTTTTTTAAAATAATTTTTTGAGTACGCTGAAAGTACTATAAACATTGAGTTATTATAAAAAGAAATATATCTAATAAAGGACAAAAAAAGGACCGATATAGAGAATATCAGTCCGTTTCAATCAAAATCAAAAACCTAAACCATGAAAATTTTAATCTTCTTCATCTTCAAATAATTCATCGTGCATTTCGTTAATGCAGTCATCTATTATACGAAGCGATTTTCTTAATATCCTTTTAATTCTTTTAGCATCTTCCTTAGTCATTAATCCTGTATCTAATCCCTCTACTGCTGAAATAGAATAAAAAGCACAAGCAATATAATCTGCTCTTGTAGTATATTCTACATCTAACTCAGGAACTTCTTCCTGTTGTATTTCTTCAGGCGTTGGTTCTAATTCCATTAGTTTACATTTTTAAGTATTTCTAAGTCAGGTCTATCATCGTCTACTTTCCTTCCCATTTGTTGTGCGTTAATCCTAATTGAATTTGCTCTACGATATTGTTTACATAAACTTTCAAGCAAAGCTATTCTTTCACTTACTGGATATACTGCTAACAATGATTCTATTATCTTTCTCATTTGTCTGTTTTAGTATGATATTTATGACAAGTTCTACATTGATACTGAATCTTTTTAACTCCTGAAGCAGTTACCCTATTGCACATTCTAACGATTTCATCCGAACCACATTCAGGACATGATCCCCTATCAGCACCAAAGATAACTCCGTAATGAACCTTTGACAAAATATGTACTGATAATTCTTTGTAAACTTTCTCAAGAACCACAACATCCATTTTACAATACTTTACCATTTTAGACATTGATACTTTACACTTATTAAGCATAATATCTTTCCACATTCCGTAGTCAGTTTTTATCTTTTCACCTACCCCAAGAAACTTAGCTATATAATCTAACTTATTGCTGTTGAATTTAAACTTTGATCTGCTTATTTTTAAAGTATCTATTGTAGTGTATGTAGGGAACATATCAATCCTGTGAAATAAACATCGTGTCCTTATCCATGCTAAATCAAATTTATCACCATTATGTCCTACTATTTCATCTGCAGTATTAGCAATCTTAATAAACTTTTGCAACATCTTTTTATCGCATTGCTTAGAATCCCATTCCAAAGATTCCACCTCCTTTGAATCTTCCCACTTATAACATATGCAAATAATAGCCCTTTCTTTTATAATACTTTCAGGTCCAATATTAAGTTTAAACCCTGATTGCCAAAATAAGCCAATATTAGCTGAAACTTCAATATCAAAAAATAGGCGTTTTCTGTTGGTCCTAACTTGTTTTAAACTCATATTTTAAAGTATAGATTAGCTTCTGCTTCTCTCCTTTTCACAAGTCCAGGCAATTGCTTACCATTTGAATTAACCCACTTCATGAACTCATCTCTGATAGATGGATCATTAGGATTAGCAATTACTTTCTTTTTTAACGTACTTGTATTATAATTACCTATTCCTGTATTGTAGGCAAATGAAACCATAGCGTCAAACTGATTCTGATTGCATTTAACTGTTATCTTATCAGCGTATTTACTAACCCAAAACGTTAGTAATTTTTCTGCTCGTTCAATTGTTAAAGTTTGATTTTCTTTTACCCTTGTGCTATCTTCCCATTGAGTGTTACCATAGCCAATTGTTAAAAGCCCTGCCGGACACCGATAGGACTTCAAACTTAACCCTTCAAACTTCTTAATTAAATCAATACAATTTTTGCTTGCTTGCATATAACAATAGTAAAGCTACAATAAATAAAAATAAAAATATTGATATTTTCCTAAATACTTTATATCTAACCTCATTTTTGGACTTATCTAATAAAGCAGCATCCCTTTCGTAAGTCAAAGCAAATACATTTGCTGAGTCAATCTGAATGATAGTGTCATTAATAGCAGGTAAAGATTTTATTATCTCCCTGTATTTTGTCACAATCCTATCACAATCTGTGACAAGTTTATTCTTGAAAATCGTGTCAAATAAATAGCAAGTATCTGTAATTAATACAGAATCAATTTTAAGGCTATTTAAAGCATCTAATTTCTTTTTCCATAGTTTATACTTACTTGAATCAGAAACGGCTTTAATTGGCTTGCATGGATACCACAGAGCAGATTGTTTAGCAACTACTTCAGGGAACTTTTCTTTAGCCTTATTTAACTGATTATTCGCTTTCTGCTGTGTATAGCAAGAAGATAGCAATAAGCATAGAGATACAAAAAATAAACGCATACATTAAGGTTTTCCGGTTACATCATGATCCTTAGTTAGATATCCAAAAGCAGCCAATAAACCTGCAAACAAAAGTTTACTTGTAGTTTCTTTGTCAAAATGATATCCAGTACCCTCAATGATAGGTTGAATAGCTACTAATACTGCCAAAGCAGCACCTAAAATAGTTGTTTTGTTACTTTTCATATTTATATATTTTCAAGTTTAGAAATTCTGCTTTCATGATTTAAAGATGTTAATTTCAAAGATTCAATATCTTTTTTATTAGCCATGTCTGAAATCATAATCTGTCTTATTTCATCTATTAATTTCTCAATTTTATTATAAATAACTTTGCCTATAAAAGCTATAAGTCCAATAAGAACCATTAATAGGAAGTTAGATAGGGAATTGTACATCGTTAATTGATTAAAGTTATACCAAGTTTATTAGCTGCCCATTGAATACAGTAGTTGTTATCTGCTCCCCATGATTCAAACTCTTGCTCTGTCATTGTCAAGTTACCTGTATCAATTACTTTTTTTGCTCTCAATGTTTGCAAATCTCCATCATCAGTTAAGCGATAATTAAATTCAGCAGTATTCGCCTCCATTGAAAAGCTATTTACTTTTAATTCTAATTGAGTAGCAGTCCCTTTAATTGGAAATACTACAGGTTGTATTTTTGCCATATTATTTTATTTATATTTATTGATATTGTCCTGTTAATGTGTACCAACTTCCATTATAATAAACTATAGTTATTGCATTTGGAATAGAATCATTTAATATCGTTCCAGTATAAGAACCTAATTCGCTTATCTCATGACTCCCTCCATCTATTGTTAATGTATAATTAGCGAAATCTCCTGCATGTTTTATAATCAATTCTCTACCATCTTCTGGACTTGAAGGCAAAACAACAGTACTATTATTATCGTATGTTGCAAATATTATTATATGATCTGTAGAAGTTGCTGTATATGTTGTAGATGCTCCATCATCAACAAATGTTATATTTTTTATTCTTGCTGATTTGCTTGTCAATTTCCCTTGAATATAAGCATCTCCAGAAGTTTCAATCATTGCCTCTCCTGAATTATCTTCACCTACTACTAATCTTGGAGATGCTGCCAAAGAATAGTTTATAGGATTTATTTCAACTTTTCCCGATGAATTTATTCTTAATAAATCTGCAGATGCTTCTGCTACTATTCCAGTTGCTTGATTTCTATGTACATAATTAAATCTAACATATCCACCGTATGAACTATCATTTACGTTCTGCATTTCAAATCCTGGATAATACCCTGATGAATTTGTGTTTAAAGCATTACCTAATAATATAGAAGAACCTGAACCACTTGAATAGGTATTAGTTGTAAATACTCCTAACTTACAATCTCCTTGCCTTGAGAATTGAGCAATCTCATAATTTCTTATAAGTCCACCTATATCTCCTTCATGAACATCTAATCTCGCTAACGGATGTTCTGATTCTACTTCCTGTGTTGTATCTGCAATAACTACACTTTTATTAACTGGATCATAGGCAAATGTATTAGCACCAGCTAACTGAAATTCATCTATTTTTTTATATTGTATAGCACCCCCATAAGTTCCTCCTGGACTGGCTTTATTTACTGCAGCCATTCTTTTTGTTCCATAAGATAATATGGTAGAATCATTACTTAAATTAGATCCGAAGGCTATAGATGTTTGTGCCCATATATTATACAATGAATCATAATATAAAATTTTATTATTGTAATCATTTGTTATTTGAACTCCTGAAAGTTGTTTAAGATTAAATAATAATTGAGGATTTATGTATATAGAACCGGATGCATCTTGTTTTGCAATTACACCTAAATAAATTACACTTCTTGGATATGATGGCATTGTAGATGTAAAATTGCCATTAGTTGACAAATAAATTGATTTACCTCCATTATTATCTAATGTATAAACTCCAGTTAATGTTCCTTGTGTAATAATATATCCTGTATCCCCTGCTGCTATATTTGTTGCTGCTAATCCTATTACTCTTGTTGCAATAGCTTCTACATCATTTGATGCTTTTTTAACTGATATTCTGCCTGAATTTGATGAATCTATATAAACTACATTACCTTTTGAAATTGTCGTTGCTTCTGCATTATACACTTTAACAGTTACAAGAGTATCAGAACCTCCACCTCCTCCACTTGTACCACCTGAAATATTTACAGTAACTGCTCCACCTGTTGCAGATGAAGTAACTCCACTACCTGTAAAATCTATTGAAGTTGCTGCTGTTGTAATTGTTGAACCACTATTTTTTATTGTAAGTGAACTTCCACCACCACTTCCTATACTATCTTTAATTGCATAACGCTTATTATTGATAGTAAATATAATTGAATCCTTACCTGATGTTCTATAAATGCTATCAACTTTTTTACCTATTGCACTTGTTACGCTTACATCATGCCACAAACTATCAACTCTGCTAAACTGAAGTATTACAGAATCAGCAGGGACTAAAGCTATTTTAACATCGCTTAA